ACAGTTCTTCCAATGGAATCAACACTATCCTCTGGAATAATAACATAACAATTAAGTAAGTTATGATTCCCACGGTTGCGGCCAGCACCATAAATGATTCTACCGCCTGGAATAAAGTCCCCAGACCCAACGGCATCATAGAAAAGTTTCTCAACCTTCTCTTTGTCTTCGTCTCGCTCTGCTGAAGCAATTGTTTTGGCGATAACTTTCGCCCTCTCTCCCCACTTTGTTTCGCCAGGGTAAGCGTATCTTGATTCGAAAATCTCTTGACCAAGTTCATTTAAATTTGCTAATGCCATCGTGCTACCTTTGATACTCCTTTAGATTTTATGATAGATAAACGCGGCGAGGAGTGAAGCAGCGTTTTCAAATATTTATTATGTGTGATTACAAAAATTAGCTTATCTTTCTTTATTTCTTGGAGAAGATTGTACAACCCGTTGATTCCCTCTTCGTCGAGGTTCTCAGCAATCTCATCTAAGAACAAAATGTTTGATTGATCCTTATCGGTTAGAAGTAGCAAATCCTTCAATGCCATCATGACCGCTAGATTTATCTTGCGCTTCTCGCCTCCAGATAAAGATATATACTGTATAACTTGATCTTCTGTGATTATTTTTTCATTTAACTCTTCATCAAAATATAAATTATACTTAGAGTTTGTTAAAAATGAAGTATAATAATTAACCTTATTGTTCAAATAATCTAGTATATTTTTTATTATGAATTTTATGATACCCTGCTGCGAGAACGCCTTTTCCCAGAAACGCATGACCTCATAGTCCAACTTGCTTTCCGCTTTAAGCTCGGAGCGATCTTTTATCTTCTCTTTGTATGTCTCAATTAAGCCCTCGTAATTTGTTTCGTCTCTACATAAATCCTTATAAGCTAAAATCTTAGAGAACTCACTTGATGAAATGGGGATATTTACTTTGGCTTGCTCCAGCCCCTCTCTGGAGTTAAGCAATATTAAATGCTCTTTCTCTAGCTTTGCAATCTCAGTTTCAATAAATGCTTTATTTAACTTCTCCTCTACGGGCTGTCCGCACTTATCGCAAATACCCTTTGTGTCGCCTAACTCTAATCGAGTTTTATACTTTAAAATTTCTCGGTTAACGTCATCCAGTTCTCTATCTATCGAAACTAATTGCCAAGACCTTTCACTCTCTTGCTGTTCAGACTTAATAATATCCTCTAAAGAAAGTTCTAGTATGTTTTCATCGTAATCTGAAAACTGTTGTTTGGCTTTCTTGATTTTCTTTATACTAGCCTCAAACTCTTCAATCATGGTGTTATGCTCCTCCATGAGAGAGTCTTGTTCTTTCATTTTCTGATAGAACCCTGCTTTATGAGACTTAATTCTATCTCTCATTGAGAAAATCTCATCAAGGTCAAGAAATGTTTTTACTATGTTTCTCTTATCTTCCGCGTTACAGTCTAAAAAATTAGTATGGTTTTCTTGTCCAAAAAACATAGAGGACAATAAAACCTTATAATTTATTCTTAGAATGCTGTCTATGTATTGTTGTGTCTTTGCTATGCTTTCTTTTGTTCTTTCTTCTCCCTTTATAAAAAGCCTCAATTTACTAGGCTTTTTTTGTCTTACAATCAGAACATCATTATCAAGTTCAAGCTCCACCGAACACTTCTTTTTATGCTTAACATTTACAATGGAGTCCTCTGTGCTCTTTCTTATTGTTTTTCCTGTTAATCCAAAGTATATTGCCTCGATCAGGGCGCTTTTTCCTGAGCCATTAGACCCGCCAGCATCCTTATTTGTGCCCTTAACTAAAACTAAACCTTTATACTTATCAAAACTAACCGTTGTAGACTCAAAAGAATAGAAGTTTTGAATCTTTATAGACTTAATCTTCATACTTCAATAAGTTGTACCCCTCCACTAACTTGTCTTTTTCTATTGATGAGTTCGCTGATTCTATATAGTCCTGTATAACCACATCGTTTAATCTAAAAAGATCTCTACTGGGTTTATAACTTGAGATATGCTCCTCATCAAATGCAGGAGCATACTTAACCTCAACGGATGCGGCGACAACCCCGTTCAAATCTACCTGTGTATCTCCTGCCTCCAAAATAACTCTCAGATGGGTATGGTAATTTTTATCATTTATCTTTTTTACATTCTCTAATAAATCAGAATTCTTTACCATTATGTGGCGAGGACCATGATCTATCTGATGAAGAGTGGTCTTGCCGTCTTCTATAATTGCATAGTAATTATCTTTACCTGATTCACCAAAGTTTGTAGTGTAGGGAGTGCCGAGAATTAAGACTGATTTTTCTTCTTCACCAACTGTAAATACTCTTTGATTTTGTCTGTGAATATGACCCAGAATAGTGTTATTGTTGAAGCTATTAATGTTGATATCAAAATCATGATCCCCAACGGAATTAAGACAACCGAAATAACCAAAGTGACCAAAAACAGTATAATCTCTAGGGCAGTCTGCAAGATATTGTATGATTTGTTCTTCATTTTCATAATGTGGGATAAAAGCTCTCTTAGTTCTGTGATCAAACCAGGTATGGCTAATAATCTTTACTTTATGTAGAGCACCGTAAGCAGGACTATCAAACAAGCTCATAGCTGTGACTCCATCATCAGCTTTGGTGCTCGCACAATGATTGCCTCTTAGAATATATACATCAGAGGAGACTCTCCAATGATCAATGATATTCTTTGCTGTAAGGAGAGCTTCGGGGGAAGGCTTCCTAAAGTCTAAAAAGTCCCCCAACTGAATGACTTCATCAGGCTGCTCCTTGTCGTAAATCTTTTTAATGCATTCCTCTTGTGCTGATCTTAACGCAGCATCTTTGTTTGAGACATGTATGTCTCCTATGACTAATGTTCGCATAATGCTTTCCAGCTTACAGGAAATAAATCAAGCATAATGTTGCCAATCTCTTTTGCATATTCCTGTGTCTCTACTTGAGTGTGCTCCTCTGTCCTCAATTTATACAAATGGCTCCACCCCAGCAAAGTTCCTGTAACAACACAGGTTGTATACATGGACTGAGGTAACACGGCACGGGCCTGCTCTGGCGCAACTCCGTCCTCCAGTAATTTATTATAAAAACCAATAGACTCATCTTGGTACTGCTTCATTTCTGCTATAACTCTTCTTTGGTATCCCCAAGAAAAGTCCCCTTCTACGCTGCCTTGCTTGATGTTCTCGGGTCTAGTTCTAAGATCAGTAGGAGTCCAGAACTTAGGCTCACCTGTAATATATCTACGGCTCACTTCGCTCCAAGAAAAGCCTACCTGATGCTTGCCTAGTTGCCTGAGAACAAAAATAGGACAGGTAATGCGTAGTGTAGCAGAAGGATGACGAAAAGGAAGGACATGACGCTCCCTAGCCAAATAATTAATTAACTTGGCATCCTTGTCTTCATCAAACTCTTTATGCTCCTTGTCGAACGAGCATCTGGCTGCGTTAACAACCAACAAATCACCATCAGGGGTATGGCTTAACAATTCAATTTTCATGTAGGTACTCGATTATCTCTTGCATGTTCATTGGCTTACCGTCCTCAAACTCAACATCTTGACCATCACCAAATGATCTCCCAACCTCTAAATCCACTCCAAAGGGAACATCAAAGTTGATGCCGAAAAGCTTCTTAAGATAAGGGTAATTTACCAGTTCATCATAGATGATCTCCAAGGCTTGAGGGAGATCTTTTTCAGAACTTACAATCTCTAGACTGTCATGGACAGTAGCCACAACTCTAGCGTCCAAACCATTCTCCGTAAACCTTTTGGTAACGCCAATCAAACCGCATAACAAAATGTCCGAAGCAGAGCTTTGAATAGTGAAGTTAAGGCCTTGCCTCAAAGCCCTCGCAACGACCGCACGATCCCTGCTGCGAACATCACGAAGGTTGCGCCTGCGACCGAATATAGTATAAGCATAGCCATTATCTTTGATAAACTCATTTACATACTCCATATATCTGAAGATTCCAGGATAAACCCTCTGGTAATTTTTGATGACTGACTCAGCCCTTTTCATGGGGATTCGCATTGTCTCAGCCAGATTAAAAGCTCCACCTCCGTAAACAATCAAGAAGGATACAGTCTTTGCAATCTGTCTTTCTTCCTTTGTTATACTCTCTTTGTTAAACAGAAGTCTTGCGGTATATGTATGCAAATCAGCACCAGAGTTGAATGCGTGTTGCATACTCTTTTCTTTGGCGATATGAGCTAGGACTCGGAGTTCCATCGCTGCATAGTCTACAGTAATAAACGCTTGGCCCTTTTTTGCTACAAACATACTCCTGATGTTCGTTTTGGTTTCTCTCGGAAGAGTGTGAAAAGATACACCCATGGCCTTCTTTGCATTATAGGCTGCACATGATAACCTCCCCGTTGCAGTCCCATCTAAGCGATAATCAACATATACTTTGCCATTATCGTTGTATTCCAGGGCCTTCTCAGTCCCATGGATATATGTCTTTTGTAGCTTTTCTGCTTTTCTAAGATCAAGCAGCCCCTGAATGAATGATGAGGCGTTCCTTAACTCTTCAGTGGACTTTGATTTAACTACACTACGGCTGATCTTCTTGCCTTCATCCCTGTGTTGCCATTTTGCGCTCATCTTTTTGATAACTCCTCGTTAATTTGTTCAAGTAGGATTTTTAGGGTAGGTGCGGAAACGGATGGAGAGCCTTTAGCTGTTTTATCGGGAGGATAAAACTCAAAAGCACCCTCTCGCAGATAAAATATATCAATTAAATCGTTGTTAGAAGAGAGGTTATCTGTTTTCTGGATCTGAGGAAATTCGTAAAGATCGTCCTCCTGCTGCATGGTAATCTCTTTTAACTCACGCGCCAGCACAGACAACTTATCTGTACTTACATCTAGTCCTTGCCACTCCATGTCTGAAAAACACTCCAAAGCGTCAGGCAAAACTTTCTCAACAAAAGGGAGAGTGCCGAGAGCGTCAAGCTTTTCCTCAACCAGATCAAACAACTTCAAAGTAAAGTACGCATCCATGGCGTTACCCTCACAGCAATCTGATAAGGACATCGAGGACCAGTCGAAATTTTTAGGGTTGTCTATGGTTAACATGGCTATATATTACAGGTGGTGAAGGATAAAATTATGAAACAAAGCTCAAAAAAACGCGAAGTTAAAGATAAGATTGTCGAGTACACTGTGGGTGCTGTTGGTGCTGTAAATGTCAAAAGGAGAATACAGAGGGCTAGAGGGCCAATGAGTGTTGGGCGATCATCTGCAACTGAAAGGGCAGGTGGGGTCAGGACGCCTGCTGAGAAGGCCAGCCTTACTTTGCA